CTAGAAAAGAAAATCCCCTTCGTCGAGCTGAAATGGCTGGATCCCTTCCAATAGGATCTGCCCTCCACCAGTGTGGATCAATGTGCCGTTGCCACTGGAACTGAAGTTCAGGTCAAAGAAACCGTTTGCCAGCCCATTGAGATCGATCAGATCGCTATCCCGTGTGAAATCGGAAATGGTATCGGAACCATGTTTCGCCTCGAAAACAAAGACGTCAGCTCCGGCACCGCCGTACAACAGATCCCTGCCCTCTCCACCCCAAAGCGTATCATTTCCAACTTGGCCATAAAGACTATCGGCGCCATTTCCACCCTGCAAGCGATCGTTACCCTTTCCTCCCCATAACCGATCGTTACCATTACCGCCGCGCAGCATGTCCTGTCCGAATTGGCCCAGCAGTGTATCCTGCCCCTCGCCACCTTCCAGCCAGTCATTGCCATCTTGCCCTTCTAGACGATCCTGATGCAGCCCTCCAAAAAGCTGGTCGCCATCAGCACCACCATACAGCCGGTCGTTACCCCAACCTCCCCACAGAATGTCAAACCCATCTCCTCCCGACAGTAGATCCGCCCCAGCTTCACCGTGCAAGCGGTCACTCTTCGCGCCGCCCCAGATGCTGTCGTTATCCGTGCCGCCCAGCAACGTGTCCCATCCGTCGCCGCCTTCCATCCAGTCATTTCCATCTTGCCCCTCAAGACGATCTCGACCCTGCCCCCCAAAAAGCCGGTCTCCTTCGGTACCACCGTACAGCCGGTCGTCACCCCAGCCTCCCCACAATACATCGTACCCTGCTTGTCCAAACAAAATGTCTGCTCCAGCTTCACCAAAGAGCCGGTCTCCCATCAAGCCACCCCAAAGCCGATCGTCGTCCTGGCCTCCAAGTAGTGTGTCCCAACCGTCTCCACCTTCCAGCCAGTCATTGCCGTCTTGCCCCTCAAGACGATCATTATGCAAACCGCCGAAAAGCTGATCTCCGTCATTTCCGCCATACAACCGGTCATTGCCCCAGCCTCCCCACAGAATGTCGAAGCCGCCCTGTCCATAAAGCAGATCAGCTCCGGCTTCACCATGTAGGCGGTCGCCTTGCAGACCTCCCCAAAGCCGATCATCACCCAGGCCACCGCGTAGAGTGTCATGTCCAGTTTGACCTAAAAGTGTGTCCTGGCCTGCTCCTCCTGCCAGCAAGTCGCGACCTTGTTCACCCTCAAGACGATCAGAATCGAAAGCTCCGAACAGCGTATCGTTGCCTCCCCCTCCTCGCAGCGTATCATTTCCGCTATCTCCGCGAATGTCGTCCCTTCCCCAATCTCCCTCCAGAAATTCATTGCCGCTGGTACCATTGACCCTTCGAGTGGTATCAACGGTGATCTCCACAAACTCAAAGGGATCCAACTCGACCGACAAATTCTGATCGCTGTTACCTAAGTCGCTTTTCGAAAGCTTGGTTTCGAGCGCCAAAACATCAGACTCAGTGGCAAAGTAAAAGTCTGAGAGTGTTTTTGGATTGGCAACCTTCGGTATGATACCATTCACATCAGGAAGATAAGTTAAGTATTCGCCATCGTCCCCAATCTTAATATGATCATCTGCAAGACTGCTACCAAGCAATTCACGCAATTCGACCCTCTCTTCCGCAGAGATCTCGCGCCGTTTCGTTCTCGTACCTGATATCTCCTGACCATCTGAATCGTATGCCCAATGTTCGCTGAGCCCGTCGGAGCTGGATGGATCGATACCAACATGGCGGCCGGTCCAGTTGTACGCTCCATTAGTAATCTTACTAATGTCCAAGTTTATCTTCTGATCGAAAACTTCAGACCGAGAGGTAACGTAAATTACGGTTTTGTAATCACTCTCGTAAACGTTAACTTCGAAGTTTTCACTTTCGTAACCTGAAACATCCAGGGTGGACATCAAATCACTTCCATTGCCAGATAGGCTTTCACTCATGTAATTAAACATATATCCTGAAGGCGTGAGTGAGATGGAGTTCTCATCCCTGTGATCTCCTGCCACTGCCGTTGTGGTATTGTGCCTTACTGCCCAAAAGTCGGCGCCATCGACACCCATTTCCAACATGTTTTGAAATTGCTCCTGGATAACCCCGGCAGACTTCAACCCAGTTTCACTCGCGTGGCGTGCACGAACGTTCCATTCCGTCACCTGAACGTCGACGCTCTTTGGCAACATCGCTTCCCATACAGAAAACCGAAGGTTCAAATAGTTATTTTCCCAGGCATCGTCGTCGCTGCCAAATCCAATTTGCGTTTTATTATAGTAGTAATGTGCGACAATGCCGTCGACACCCCAACCGGCCGCGCCGGCTTGGAAGCCGTTCGAAATGTCATGATCCTCATCCAGTTGCTCTAGAAGCTCGAGATTTGCTTTGACAACACTCTTTTCGTAAGAGTTTAGGGCGTTGTAGAACTGGCTTGCACTTTGGCCGTCTTGCCAATCGGAAGGCCTATCATCAATATCCCAAGTACCAAGTGCAAGGATAGCGTCATTGTCACTCACAGACCCAACTTTGGTGCCCTTGTAGTTTGATGACGAACCAGCTGTGTTCGCAGTTTGAATCCAGATGCCAGGATCGTGAGCAATGCCGTCATCATCCATACTCTCCTGAAGAGAGCTGATGATTTCCCTAGCGTTATTTCCATACTCGACTTCGTCTGCAGTCCCCCAGTATTCGTTCCCAATCTCATAGGCAACGATGAGACCGGCATCATCCCCCATGTAATCGAGTACAAGTTTCGACCACTCACGAAGGTCTTCATTGCTGGATTTCTCTTGAAGCGCGGGGATGACCAAAGTAGTTTCCGTGCCAGTTTTCTTAATCCAATCCAGGTAGTGAACCAAATCTGACGGCAGCTTACTTGAGCCTGATTTGGAATGGTCTAGTTTTGTGATATTTTCACCTTCAGCCTTTCCAGCCGGAAATCTCAAACGAGTTAACCCCAAGCTTTCAACGGCTTCCTGAAAACCCTCGCCGGGGACACCAGACAATTCATTCGTGTCTCCAATTATGTTTCCACCAAACATCCCTGACTTGACATAAAAGGACTGCGCACCTGTAGCCTTGAGCGAATAAGAAGCCATCACCTAGATCTCCCACCTCATATCTCTCACGCTGAACCTCACCCCCCAAACACACCATCTTAAGGTGTAAAAGGGCAAAAAAACCGCGTGATACAAAATTAGAACCCAGGAAGAACATAATGCGAACATTATTTAAGGATAGTTAACGGCCATGCAGGATCGAACAGGAATTCCTCCGCTCATTTCTCACCTTCTCCGTAAATAATTGTAAAAAACACAAATAATTATAAAAAAACTTTTCGAAAATCTTACCCCCTTTAAAATTGGCATTGCTAACCCCGACCACCTCTCACGGTGATCATTGGGCACTTAAAAATTCAATTCACCCCAAAAAAGCAAAGACCCGCTTCTCAACGGGCCTCTTTTTAGATAGGCAGATGCATTACTCACTACCGTCCGGCTGGACCCGCTTCAGTCCATGCGCTTCAATCAACACTTCGAACTGTTGACGCGCATTTGTTGCCCTTGCTGAGTCTGAAACAAACACCAAGGCGTCCGCCACAGCCTGCCAATCGGCGACAACCAGGTCTTCCGGCCAGGGCACTCCCGGCGGCATGTTTGGCGCAGCAGAAACCACCGAGATAAACAACTCGGTTTCAGCAGCCGACCCGCCCGTATGTGTTGCGGGCTCAGTCCCGGTCGCCGAAAGACGAACCTCAAAATTCGGACCGGACTCGCCAAGGGCATTTGCGGCCCGGTTGCAGGCGTCGGCCTGACCTATTGGGGCAAAAAATGCGATCCGCCGCGTGTAGGCAGTCACAGCGCAACCCGCCAATAGTTTGCAAGCTGCTGTTGCTGCGCGGCAGACAATGGATCAGGCACAACAACAGCCCCAATCAGATCATCCCTGAGGACGTTGTAGTCTGCGGCCATCGCCACGGCCTCTGCAGCAGTCAGGGAGCTACCTGCTGCGATGTAGGCCGAGTATGTACCTGTCAGAGGCACGATCAGCGCATCGTCGACAGCATCGTCGGCGAGCGAGCCACTCGCTTGCAGTGTCGGCCTTGCGGCGTCTGACGGCGCCGCGACGTGGTGTCCTTTGATCACTTTGACGCTGATCCCGGAAATCGTGGCGTTGTCATCGGTGGTTACGAACCGCAGATCGTTATCCGATAAAAGGCTCTCGACCTTTAGAAAGAAGGTGCCCGATGCGGTCGCAGTGAAGTAGTTGAACGAGCCGCCAGAGTCACCAGCACGAACAGCAAAACTGCCGCCAGAAACTTCGGCTGCAACCTCGATCCAGGTTCCAGCGGTGAAGACCCCGGCAATGCGGACAGAGCCGGAAGAGTTCCCTGTGTGGGTGTAGCTTCCGTCTCCATTGTCGGTGAACCCGGAGCCGGTGAGATAGGCCGCCCCACCGGCCCAAAGCTCAGCCCCACGCGCCAGGCCTTGCGACCTTTCAAGAACCAGTTTCACCGGGTCCCCTGCGGAGGCAGCGGGCGACGTCCCGGCGGCATCCTGAAACAGCGTGGACAGGTTTGAAGGGTCCAGAAGAACGCCTTGCACGCCACCGGCAAATAGGTCGGCCGGATGGAACCGGCGGCGCCTGAGCGCCGCCGAGACGGGTGAGAGACCAAGCCCGAGCATCAGCCGATCCGCGCCAGGAGGCCTGAGGCAATGCCTTTGCGCAGAGAGCCAAGCCCCAGCGCATTCATGACCACAAGCGCCCAATTGTCGGCGACCTCGATCCCGGGCACATCGATGCCCAGTCCACGCTCAACCAGAACGCTCAGCAGGATCATCCCTGCCACGATGTATGTCTTCTTACCTTCAAGCATGGTGCTTTCCTTTCTTCAGGCTTCGTTGGTGGAGAGGATTGCGCCGCTGGCATCCATGATGGGCAGCGGGCGCTGATGGGCGGCTGGCCAGGTCTTGGGCCAGCGCAGGGCCAGCAGGCGGCTTGCAGCCAGCCAGCTGTCACGGACGGAATCCGACTGATTGCCGCCGCGGATTAGGTAGCGATTGGTCGCAGGGTCGAAGCCGACCGCAAAACCGACGTGCCCGCCTTTGCCGCGGGTGAAGCTGGCTACCGCGCCATATACCTTCCCGCACTCGATGCCGTACTGGGCAAAGTTGCGCGCCCAGTACGGGTTGCGCTCGATGGCATCGGGCAGCGGTTCATCCGGCACCGCCAGTTCAAGAGCGGTGATTGCGGCATCACCACACCAGGGGAATTGAGACGGGTCACCGAGAGTAGAGCCATCCGATTTCAGCCAGGCGCGCAGCTCGGCGTTGTCGCGGTCCTCATGCAGGCCCATCACCTTGCCGATCTCCACCAGCCAGGGCGGCTCCGGCGCGGTGTCGGGCCCGTAGCGGCACGGGGCCTGCTCTTCGACTGCTTCCGCCAGCCGCTCCAGCGTGATCGGCCCGACGTAGAACCGGGCCCGGAGCCCCTGCCCGCGTTTGAAGTCGACTACCGCGGCCTGTGTCTTCGGCCCTGCAATCCCGTCGATACGGCCGGAGTAAAGGCCGAGCGTCTTCAGCGCGCGCTGGAGCCAGCGCACGTCGTAACTGTGCAATGTCATGGGAACCTCAGTTCTGTTGAAGTGAATTGCGGGGAAGGATCAGGGCTTAGCCTTGGCGATCCACTTGCTTAGAATGGCCTCGGCGCCCCGCGGCCCGATGTAGGCAGCAAAGGCCACAATCCCGGTAGAGACTGGCTGGCCAACCTCCAGATAGCTGGCGATACTCTCGCCTATGATGGCCATCCCGACCGCAACCGGGATTTCCCAAAACAATTCCGGACCAAAGAAGCGCCGGGCGCCCTTGCGCACTTCGCCGGAGTGCCACATCAACCGCCCCGTGATGGCGCCGATCAGCGTAGTTGCCGCGCCGCCCGTCCAAGAGGACAGCCAGCCAACAAAGCCAGTTTCATCCATGGACCACTCCCTCAGAACGCTGCGGCCAGCTCAGCCACGCCGTGCGGCACATCCGGCCAGTTGCCGTCTGCCTGCGCCTCGCGCATGGCCTTGATCCAGGCCACTCCGGATCGGTAGATCGCCATCTGCGCGTCGTCGAGCGCTGACGCGGCCACAGCGGCTAACAAGTTGAGTTGCGCCGTTTCATCAATCACGGCCAGAATGCGCTGGCGGCATTCGGCCTTGCGGGACAGCGCGAGATCTTCTGCCGCTGTGGCGGCCAGGTCGGCCGCCGTCGTGATCTTCAGGGAAAAACTCATGCGCCCTCCTCCTCTGCCTTGCGCAGGATCGGATCGGGGAGCGGCCCGTCAGTCACCGTAACCACAGGGATTTTGTGCGGCTGGGTGCGCTCTGCCGTCGCCCGTGAGTACCGCCATTGCAACGGAACGTGCAGCTCGCCATCAACGCGGGCAATGTGCCCGGCAAAGGGGTGGTCGCCTTCCGGTTCCGCATAGCCGCCCTCCGGCACGCCCGACAGGTCATAGGCCACGCCGCTCACCGTGATCATGTCACCGCTGACTGATCCGATGGTTTCCTGCCCACCCTCTGGCACGGCAATAGGAGAGAAAGTGATCTTCATGTCCTGCTCCTTATGAAAGGCCAATGGCAAAGGCATCGACGGTCATTGTGTCGCCCGCGCCAAAGTCGGTTTTGCCGTCAACACGCCACTGCTCAAACTCAACCGATGCAGCCCCGGACAGCCGGACAAGGCTGGCGCCGAGCTCGTTTGCACCGGGCGTGATGCTCCAGTTGCCCCGGTCCGGCACAAAGAAGGCGCTAGCGGGGGCCGAGAAGGCCGCAGGGAATGTCCAGGAGGCGTTGCAGTAGTTGATGCTCTGCTGCGACAGGGTGAGGCTGTGCCAGCAAACCTGCAGGCCTCCAGGGATGATCGCATAGTTGCCATTGGCATTGCTGCCGATGTCGAAGTCATCCAGCGCTTGCAATTCGCCAGCAGCTGCAATGGTGGTTGCAACCGTGGACATCCAATTTACGAAGTCATCCGCCCGCTGCTGGAAGGTCGCCGGCGAACCGGTGCTGGGCGGTGTGGGCGCCGCCGGGAAAGTAAAGCTCATGTCAGGCCCTCAACTTCGAGTGTGCAAGTAGCGACCCCGGCGCTCTCCAGCGGGATCGAGAAATCTTGGAAATAGCCGAACACCATGGCCCCGGTTTCCAGGAGCCCCTCATCGGCGAAGTACAGGGTTGGCGTGGCGCGCTGCGCGGCCAGGCGCTTGCGGACCCGCCGTTCCGGCCGCTGTGCCGGGTCGCTGGGAATCTCAACCGCGAACTGGAAATCCACCGTGTCCGCAAAGGCGCGCTCCACCAGGAATGCGTTGCCGAAATCATCCCGTTCCTTGGTCGAGAAATCTTCGATCCCGACCTCAGTGCCGGGCAGCGTGGTGCCAAGTACATCCAGCCGCCCCAGCACGATCTGGGCGACGGCCGCCGTGCCGCTGCCCGCATCGATGTCGATCTTGATCCGGTTTCCGGCAAAGCCCGGCAGGTCGGTGAACAGAAATTCCGTCTCATATTCCGGCTCCCAGGTGAAATAGGAGAACCAGTCAACGATCTCGATCGTGTCGACGCCGACGCGGGTTTCATCGAAGACCGTCTCCACGGGCGGGCCAACGCTTTGCAGCCTCACCCGGACAGATGAGCCGGAAACACCCAGCAAGCCTATGCCGGTCACCCGGGTCGGCACATCCAGTGTGTAGCTGATAGTGCCGGTTTTGGTGACCGATTGTCCCAGCCTCTGATCAAATGCGCGCCAGCGGTTGGAAGCCCCCATGTCGATCCACCAGGTGCCGTCATCGGTCTTCGGGTCGTTGCCTGTGTTCCCGTCTTGCTGGCTCACATAGCGCCGGTGGGTATCGCTGAACTCCACCTCATCGTCTTTGGCGTAGGTACTGCCGGCACTCCAGGTGGTGGTTTCAGTGACATTGGATTGTCCCAGGATTGCATCCGTCATGACAATCGGGCTGATCATCTTCATGCCGTTACCTCCCGTACCGGCGCGCCGAGAACCTCTCGCTTCCGCTCAAGGTCAGCCAGTTTCTTGATGTGCTTGTGCAATTGAAGGAGAAGCTGAGTGTTTTCGGAGCGCATCTGCGCCATTTCGCGGCGCATCGCCCGATGTTCGGCCACTAGCTCAGTGTTATCGAGCATATTCCGGCTCTGGGAATACGGGTGGACACGGGAGCCGCGGGGCAAATCAATGATTTCCGGCCCCTCCTCACCAACCAGCGCCCGGCCGCCAGGTGCGAAGTTCGTGCCGCGGGCGAAGGCCGGGATGCCGCCAAGGTTGCGGATCTGCTGCCGCAGTCTTTCTGCCTGAGCTTCGGCCAAACCCACGTCCTGGTTGGTGTCGCCAAACACCCGGCCGATGTACTCGGTTCCGAACTGCCTGCGCAGAGCGGCCTTGAAGCCAACCACATCCCCGCCGCCGTAGTAGTCGAAAGAGGTGACAATGCGGCCGGCATCATTGACCGACACGGTACCGTCCTGCCCGGTCAAGGTGATGCCGTACTCGCTTCGCAGCGCATTGAACCGATCCACCACGCCCTGCGCCTGCTGAGTGCGGAGCACCGCATCCCCGCCCTGCACCTGAAGCCCGGAAATCCTGAGGGCATCCTCCCGCTGCTGCCGGTCTGCATCCACGGCCCCCTGCAGCTCACCGAGCATATGGGACAGCACCCCCATCGGCCCGGTAATGCCGAGCATGCCGCCTGTCAGATCGCCAAACAGATCAGCCATTGCCCCCGTGGGCGACACTTCAGCAATACCGGGGTTCCGGCTGGCAGCCATGATGTCAGCGCCAAGCGCCTGCAGCTGGTCCTGGTAGCCTGCAATGTTCTCGTCAAAGCCTGCCATGCCGGCGTCAGCGGACTGGAGGTATTCGCCGAGGTCCGTCAGCACCTCGATCTGCTCATCCAGCAGGCCAGCAAGGATTTCCTCACTGCTGGCGGTGTCGGCCGCGGCCGTGGCCACCTGATCGACCTTGCTGAGCACCTGGGCCGCTGCACGGCGGTACTCGAAGCCCGATGAGGACATGGCGCGCAGGCTTTCCAGATAGCTCTGGGCAAAGCCCTGCAGATCCTGCGCGGCCTCGGCATCCCCAGCCATCGCCAGCGAATACGCGCCCTGGAAACGGGCCTGGTTCTGCGCAAACACCTGTGACGGGCTTGCTGAGGTCAGCTCTGTATTGAGCAGCCGGCCCAAGAAGTCCTGCAGGGAATCCGCCGTGCGCAGCCACATCTGAGCTGTCTGCCTGGCTTCGCTTGCCGCCTCGCGGGACAGGCTGATCTGATCGCTGATCGCAAGCTGGATCTGCTCCACAAGCGCCATTGCCTCGATCGAAAAGCCGCCGGCCTGCGGCAGAACCTGATCCATCGCCGAAGACATGTTCAGCAGCTGAGCATAGAGCTTGCGGCCGCTTTCCGAAGTCAGATCGATGCTTTCGACCAGTTCCCGGAACCCTCCCCGGCTTTCCGGCAAGGAAAGGCCCAACGCCTCAAACTGATCTGTGAGACGGCGGGTGACGGTCTCCGCGCGTTCAGCCTCGGTATAAAACGCGCCCCAGTATGTGTTGGCAGCCGCCGCCATCGCTTCCTGGCCGCCAAAGTATTCCGCCAGGTTTGATGCTGCATCCCCGCCGGCCAGTGATGCCTCAAAGGCCGTGTGGCCGAGGAGATCCAGAACATCATTAACCCCCATCAGCGCCGAAGACATGCGGCTCAGCGCTTCAAGATGCGTTTCACCGATGCGGATGTAATCCTCATTCGTCAGGATCAGCTCCGCCATCTGGTCGACGGTCTTCTGCATTTCCTCCTGCAGGAGCTGCTGGATCTCTTCCTGAGTTTTGCCGCTAGTGAAGAAGGAAAAGGCCTCTTTCTCGAAATTCTTCAGCGCGTCCGTGCCCAGGCCAAGAGTGTCTGCCATGCTGACAACGCCGTCCGAGAGGCCTTGCATTGCGAGATCAAGCGTGCGCTCGAATTCGAATTCAAGCGGGCTCTTGTCCCATTTGTCGGAACGAAACCAGCCGCCCTTGTGGAAATCGAAGCTCTGCCCGTCTTCCAAACCGTTCGGAGTGAAGGCGCCCTCGATACCCGAGCCGCGGTATTCGCGGGAAAAGGCACTTTTCAAAGCAACCAAGCCGCCAATCACGGGCAGGAGAGCACCCCCGAACCCGGCGATTGCGGTTAGGGAGCCAGTCAGAGCCGTCGCCCCTTGCGCGCCCAGCAACGCGCCATAGGCACCAATACCGCCCGAGAACAGCGTCGAAATGCCAAAGCTGGCACCGCTGCCGAGAGCGCCCAACAAAGAGCCTCCGCGGAGAAGTCCACCTCCGGCGCCAAGCAGCCCATCGCCCCCGCCTCCGAGTACGCCACCCGCCGCTTGAGCAGTGCCGCCAGAAACCCCACCGAACCCAAAGTCAATCATGATCCGGTTGCGGGCCGCCATGGCAATCATCTGCGCCAGCATGCCCTGGAAGCTCGACAGAGTGTTTTCGGCAAAATCCTTGAAGTCGCTGAACCCGCGCGAAACAAAGTCACCCCAGGCGTTCGAGATTCCATCAATCCCGCCGATAAGGATATCAGCCTTTGCCCTGCCAAAATCTTCGGTTGTGTAGGCGGCCTCCTCCATTGCCTCAGCAAAGGCTTCGGCTTCGGATTTCACCTTTTCCAGCCCCTTGCCGGCTTTCTTGCCGCCCTTTTCCAGATCCTGGAGGGCATTGTTCAGGTCGTTGGCAGCATCGGCTGCCACCCCATTACTCTCACCATGCTGCTCAATGACCAGGTTGAGAGTGGCGAGCGCGGCAGACGCCTTTTCGAAACCGCTCTCAATCAGGGCGCGCGACCTGTCTAGCGCATTGCCAGCAGCGTCCTGATACCCATCAATTTTGGCTGTCAGCGAGTGAACGCCTGATCCAGCCACAATTGCCGCGTTGTTCAGGGCAAGGATCGTTGAGTCCATGCCTGGCAGGAAGTCCAGGTGCTTTGCGCCCTGCGTCACTGAGTGCAGGAAATCCGCCCACGCCCTCGAAATTGACCTGACCATTTTCAGGAAGCCTGCAGCGACATAATTCCAGACGGCATCAAGGGCAGGCTGAATTGCGCTGGCAGATTCTTTGACGCCTTCGAGAACACCATCGACCACGGTGCCAAGCACGCGCATCGCAGCACCCCACCCGCCCGTTGCCTGCATCAGGTCCAGGAATTTCCCGATCAGAAGGCCGGCGCCGACAACCAGCCCCCCAACGCCGGAAGCGATCAGCGCCCCGCGCAGGGTGATGAGGGATGCAATCCACGCTCCTGTCGCTGTCACAGCGCCGTAGATTGCAGGCGCATAGGCTGCTCCGACCGCAAAACCTGCAGACACCGCAAAACCTGCAACCGCGTTGAGGTTGTTCGCTACAAGCAGAATTGCTTCAGAAACTGCGCCGCTGGCACTGGTCGCCGCATCCATCTCACCGATGAACATGGTGAAGTTGTTGCCGAGAACACCAAAGGCTTGCGAGATCGTGGGCACCGTTTGCTCGAAGGCCTTTTCCAGCATGTCGGTCTGGCTCAGGATAGCCTCGAAGAATTCCCGGCTGGAAATCTCGCCATCAACCACCATCTGGCGGAGACGGCCGACAGAGCCGGAGGCGCCGTCAATTGCATTCGCTGCCGCCTGAGCGATCGGGAACGCACCCTCCAGGATCGAATTGAACTCTTCTGCCCGAACCGTACCGCCAGCCATCGCCTGGGACAGCTGCAGAAGTGCGCCGGATGCCTCCTGCGATGAGGTGCCGGTTTGCGCCAGGGCCAGACCCACGTTCTCCGTAAACCTCAAGACCTCGGCCTGTGAGGCTCCAAGATCCCGGCCCGCGATGCTGATACGCTGATACAGCTGTGCGGTGGCATCCAGCGGGGCCCGGGTCCGGTTGGCCACGTCCGCGATGGATTGCAGAACGCCCGCGGCCTGCCCGGCTTCAATGCCCATGGCGCGCAAGCTGTTCGTAATCTTGGTATAAGACTCTGCAGCCCCGCCAACAGCCCGCACGCTGGCCGTTACACCAGCAAAGGCAGCCATCTGGCGAACAGCGCTCCGCAAGGCAGATGTGACACCTGCTGCAGCTGCTGCACTGCGCGCTGCGGAGGTTGCGAAATTATCATTCGCAACCGTCGCATTGCGCCCCGCCTGCACAAAGCGGCCGAGCTCATCCCGGGCGCGGACCACTTGGCCAGAGTCAACTGCAATACCAAGGCGTGCGAAATCGGTCATTCGGAAATCCCCGAGCTGAGAAACCACCCCAAAGTGGGCTCCGTTTGCTTGCAAGTTTCGGCCGAGCTGAACTTGATCAACTCAATCCCGCTCCATCGGGGCCATGGTCAGTGCCTCAGCGCCTTTACGCCGTTCGGACAAGTATTCCCGGCTCATCTTGACCAGCGCCTGCACCTCCCAGGCATGGATGATTTCCGGACTGCGGCGTGCGTAGGCATCGACCTCGGACCAGGGCAGCGGAACCTCATCCATGGCGCCCAGCATGGACGGGCCAACTTCTAGGAAGGCCCGCCAGATCAGATCCTGGTATTCGCTCAGCTCGGGGAACGGCGGTTCCTGCCCTGCATCCAAGTATGCCTGGATACGCCGGGGTTCCGTGCGCTCAATGCTGCCATCGGCCTTTTTGATTTCGATCGCGCTGTGCAGGAACCCCAGCTGCTGAGCAGCGAGGATCAGCTGGTCACGATTTCCCGCGTGAAGTTGCTCTTGTCGCCCAAAAAACGATCAATCCCCTCCATCAGCCAGGTGCGGGTGCTGAACAGTTTCAGCGCGTTTTCCCTGGAGAACTCCATCGGAACCGGCTTGGCCTCCGGGTTGTCGAGATCCTCGTCCTCAATATAGGTCACGCGGCGCCAGCCGGTGCAAAGCCTCGAATAGAACTCGGCGCGGGCTTGTTCGCTGTCCTCGGCTGCGTTGATCATTTCCTGCACACTCAACTGCGTACTCTTGCGCTTGCCTTTGCTCTTCTTGTCGAGCTTTCGGACCATTGCGGCGGAGGCGCGGCGGCCGGCATCGCTTTCGAGGCCCAGAAAATCCATCTCGATTGCCTCGTCTTTGTTGAACAGCGGCTCACCGTCAAACTCAACATGCCAGGTCGCGCCCTGCTCCGCGTCACGGCGGGTGTTGATGCGTGCAAAATCCATGGTGTGTATCCCTTGGTTTCAGGTTTCAAAGTGGGCCGGAGCGAGTGAAACCACTTTCCGCACCGGCCTCTATCCGCCCCGAGGGGAGGCGAATTAGGCAGGCTCGGTGGCGTTGACGGTCGGTTTCTTCTGGCGGAAACCGACCTGGAAGCCTTTGTGCGAGTTGTTGTCGCCTTGATTGGGCTGGTGACTATGCGCGATCCCCTGCGCGTACTGCACCTTATCGCCAGCCACAGGTGCCGGGCCGTCGCCAGCATCCACGCCAGTGCCGGACACAATTTTCACGCACAAGATGCCGTCATTGTCGTCCGCTTGCTGGGTGATGTCGGCCTGACCGGCGTCACCATCGACTTCACGGAAAGTCATGGTGGTATCGACACCCTGCCCCGCGCCCTTCACAACGTCGGTGAAACCAGTCGCGAGATCGGGAATATCGATCATCGAATGGGAAACGCCCAGCTGCGGCAGGGTGATGTGGCCCTTGGCCTGCACCCAGGTCAGGGCTTCGAAAGCAGCAGCGGTGTTGGCGGCAGGATATGCCTTAGCAACATAGATGGTGTCGCCGATAAAGTTCTGCGTCATGTCAATTCTCCATGCAGAAAGACCCCGCTCGCGGGGGCGTTTATTTCAGGTTGTGGGGAATGCCCGCTTTGCCCCGCGAGCCGTTGGGGTTACTCGGCGTTCCCCGCCGTTTTCCGCGCCCAGCCTTTGGCGAGCCAGGCGGCTGCGTCTGTTTCCAGCGGGCGTGCGGTCTGGCCGATCTGACCGTTGCGCTTGTTGGTGTTCACCAGCTCCACGCGCTTCGGGGCTGTCGCCGCTTTCTGCTCTGTGTCCTGCGGTTTGGTTTTGCCAGTCAATTTGACCTCCATTGGCTGCTTAAGATGCTTCGTAGTGGACCTGGATCGGAACCCGCCAATGGGTGCGATCCTTGTAACCGTTGCCAATGAACGGCGGGCGGTTGATGGTGATCTTCCCGCCATCGACGTCCAGTTTCAGACCCATGGAGAATTGGGCTTTGATGCTATCAGCCAACCGCTCTCCACGGCGGGCCAGCTTGCCCAGCCCGGTCAGAACAGCGACCTGCATATACCCCCGGTGAATCGCCCCATCCCCGTTCAGCGTGCTGTCCTGCGGAGGCAGTCTTACCGCTTCCACAACAATGTATTCCTTCTTTGGGTCGGTATCCGCGTCCTCATTTTCCCAGATGATGGTGGGGAGGTCTGCAACCTCCTCAAGACGCGCCTCAAGGGCGTCGGAAATATCGCTCTCGCGGATCATTTGCGAACCCTCGCCACGGCACCATCAACGAACTCCTGCCAGCGGGCCACGTTCGCCCCGACATAGTGCCGGCCGGGCACCTGCTTGCCGGTGCTGGTTGTCCACCCGAACTCAATTGCGGCTGCGTACTCTTGGGTCCACTCGAACTGCATTACATCGCCCAGTTCGAAGCTGCCAATTGCGACCGCATAGCTGGCCTGGCCATCAGCAATAGACGAGCCGTTGAGGCCGCTCATCAGCGAGTTGACCAGATCTTTGGTCGGCCCGACTGGGATCTTACCCTCCTCGAAGCTGGTGGCGCCCTGAGTGATGCCCAGCTGGGTAGTCTGCGCTGCCTCCATCAGGTCTTGAGTTGCCTCCGCTGCGACAAATTTGATGTCGCCTTCCGTCTGACCTGCCCACTCCGCAAGCTGCAGTTCGAAGCTCTTGCTCATTCGCCCCTCCGAAGTCGCACCCTGTAAATACCCATGCAGTTACAGCCGATCCGGTGCCGCAGAGGGCTGTTCGGATCGTGCGGGCGCTGCATTCGCGTGCCGTCCGGAAACTGGAAGCCCTCCCCCAGAGAGACGACGGTGCCGCTCATGGCCACATGATCCGGGCGCGGCTCCTTGCTCCTGTTGTGCTGCCACTGGCATGTGACTTCCTCCACATCCGGCCGGTCAATCAGCTGCAGCATGGCCTCTTCGCGACCGGCTGCCAGCGCCTCACGCGCCTCGAACTTCGCCACCACATTCGCCCGGTAGCGCAGCGACTTCGAGCGATGCGCCTCCATGATCTGATCCAACTGTTTCCCGGTGATTGCTCGCCCTTCACGGGCCGCCTTGAGGATGGTCTTGTCAAACCGCCTGTCCCGCAACTTCAGCCCCAGGTACTCCCGCATCAGCGCGGGATCACCACTGGCCAGCTTGAACCGGCCGGAAATGATGCTGTCCGCTTGCTGCGCGGTAAGCCCGAGAAGACCGCCCACCCGGCGGCTGCCGACACGCCGGCCGATAAGCTCGGACGCAACCACACGGGAAGAACGCCCCTGCTGTATTCCCGCCTGGACCGCGGCCTGCACAGTTTGGGCGCTCTCTTCTGTAATCCCCTGGATGAACCGGGCACCGTTCTGCGCGATCCAAGATTCGGCGCGCTCGTGGCGGCCATTAAAACCAAAAAAGCCAACCAGGCTCTTCGGCGCTACGGCTGCGCCCAGGTTGCCGCCGACGATGAACCCGCCGCGCAGAGCTTCTGTCAGCGGGTAAAGCACCGACTGATCCAGGCGCAGCAACTGCGCGGCCTCGCCCAGCCTCCCCGCCTCTAACAGCTCGGCCACTTGGGTCAAACTGACCGCCAGGGATGCACGCCGCATCGCATCCTCGAACGCACGCCGAATGCGCGGCTCAAGTTTGCGCAGCGCCTCTTCTAAGGCCTGTCGCTGAGATGCCATCGCACCCTCTCGAATTATCAGATGTTGACCGCGAGCCCCATCAGCACGCCCAGCAGAAACGCGTTTTGGATTTGCTTGTCTGCATCCTGGAAGATCTCGACCGGGTAAGCAGCAGCCAGAGCCGCAAGCGCTTCATTCCCGTCCTCAAGATGGCGGTACACAGTATAGGCCTGCGAGGGGCTGGTAATGCCCTGAAACAGGTCTGCATTCTGCTGTACCAGATCGGTCAGGTTTCCAGCTCCAAGTCATACGAAAGCGCCACGCCGCCGGGAGCGAACGGGATCACCTTCTCAATGCGTAAGTATTTAGTGTCCTCTGCAGCATCCGCCAATGCAACCCCAACGGCAATGTGGTCGCCTTCTTTCGGCTCAGCGCCGGTAGCATTCACGGTGACCTTGCGGACCTGTTGCGCCAGCAGCGTGCCGGAAGCATCGCGGACCTGCTGAAAGCTTTGAACTGCCGTCAGTTCATGAAGTGTATCAGCCGACGTGACCGGCAGACCATCGGCGCCGACATTGCGCGGGTTCAATTTAGCGCCCTCAGCCGCCTTGCGCAGCGTGCAGAGCAAAGGGCCGTCTCCAACCGCTTCCCCTGCCTCTGCAAGCGCTGCGGCGATCTCTTCGGCGATATCGGCGCCGCTCATACCGCAAACGCTCCAACAAGAGGCACCAGATAGGGCCGCAGCATGCTCTCGATCTTGGTGCTGACCGGCGTTGCGGCATCAGTGCCGCTGGCATCCCCCCGAACGGTCCATTTGATGCCCTTCACCTCTGTCAGAACCTTCTGCTGATCAGGCGTGTAGGTCTTGGACCAAAAGCCCGGGGTGGCGAGTTCAGATTTCGCGGCCTCATAGACCGAAGCATCCAGCACATCTTGATCAACGGCCACAGCCCCGCCAAAGCGGTTTGCATAGTGGAAGTCGATGTAATCCTGCGCTCGCACCAGCGCCGAGGCACTGGCTGCGTCATCTGCCACCGTGTCCCCCCGGGGCGCGGCGTAGGCGATCCACCCAGCTACGGTTGCAGTCATTTCACATACGCCAGAATGTCGGCCGTAGTGGCGGCCAGAACATGCGTGATCGCGCACGAGATATGCAGCCCGGCCTCGACGTCGAAAGTCCGGTCATTGCCCTCCAGGGTCGTCACGCTCACTGTTCCGGAGGTTAGGACCAGAAACGATCGGGCGGGCGTTGCCAGCGCTTCATCGGTCGCAGGGGCGCTGACCGGAACAATGTCGCGTGCCGGGGCGGTCGCACCATGCGGCGCTCCAATGGAATCGAGAGGATTGCTCACGCCTCATCCTCCATCTTTGCCCACACCGCATCGCGCTCCGCCGCGGTTACCGGCTCGGCGACTTTCGGGAGAACGTCATTGATTGCGTCAACCTCGGGCTTGCCACCTTTGGTGAAGTCGTCCTCGCCGAGCCCGCGGATAACGCCAGCAACAATTGCCTCTCGCCCGGTCATCTCCACCGGCTGGCGCGCATCGGAGGTGCCGCCATCCTCGACCAGCATGCCCTCGTCAAACCAGGCCTGGACAACCGGCGAAACCATTGCCTGCTCCAGCAGTTCCTCGGTCATTTCGATGAAACCGAGAGCCGGAACAATGTGCACCTCGGAAAGACCGAGATCGCCTTTGGTGGTGTTGATGATCTTCATGATGGTTCCTCCACTGTAGGAATGCAAGGCCGGTTTCCCGGCCCCGGTCCGGCTTAGATACCGTCGCGGTAAGAGCCAGCCTTGGGCAGGCGCCAATCAAGGCCGCCGAGGCGGAACATGCCCGGGATGGTGAACTGGAAGCCCTCGATCTGCACCGGGAAGAACCGGTGCACCATCGGGATGTGCAGCTTCAGAACGTCCGGCGCCCGGCGGTAGGTGATCATCCGGGCCGTGCCGCCTGCCCCCTTGGTCAGCAGACCGCGCTTGCCGCGGATGGTCAGCGGACGTCCGGTCTGAGCCGTGTAAACGTTGGCCTTCTGGATGAACTCCAGAATGGTCATGGTGCTGTCGGTCAGCCGGGTCGAGGCGATGTAGTTGAACCGCTCGGTGGGCAGCACAAGCGTGTCTGCCAGCTCGGTTTCCTTGGTTGCGGTGACGATGCCCGTCAGCGCCGCATTCACATCGCGGATGATCTGATCCGGGGTCTTGTTTTCCCAGAGCGTCGAGTTACCGGTGCCGTCGGCTGCAACGGAGGCCTGCGGCACGCCGGTGTAGCTGTACAGGCCCTCGAACCCTTTGTCGGCGTCGCCATTGAGGGAAACGTTGTAGACCATTTCCTCGTAGGCACGGCGCGCCAGGCGGGCCTTTTCGCCATCCAGAGGGACGCCAAGCAGGCGCGCCTGGTTCACTTCTTCGAAGCCGTAACCGTAGCCGATGCCCGCGGTGTGGACAGCGGTTTCGTGCTGCGCCATCTGGGCGCCGACGAGCGGCACATCCTTGCCGTTGCCGTTCAGCCATTTCGCGGCGCCTGCGCCGTCCATCCAATAGTAAGTGACGGACTTCACGAACTCGCCCGCCGAGGTATCGACCGGGATCAGCTCGGCGTAGTTCAGCTCCGGGTACTTGGTGCGGTAGACGCCAGCCTCGATGTGCGAGGTCTGTTTGACCGCGAAGCCCAGCGACGCCTGCATGGCGTCGTTGAACTGCTGGGTGGTCATGTTGTTCATTGCTCAGCCTCCTTAGCTGGCACCGGCAACGGCCGGCACGTCCAGATTGACGCGGATTTTCGCGAGGGCGCCGTTCGCAGCGCTGGTTTCCCAGCGGCAGCCGGCCAGTTTGATCGAGCCATCCGAGCCCTCATCGGTATTGGAAAAGGTGCCGTCCGCCACCTTCACCCAGATTTCATCACCCGCGGACACGCCGCCGGCATCGGTCACGGTCACCCAGATCACGCCCTTGCGCATCAGCAGCGCAGACTCGTTCTGGGCGAAGGTGTCATCGGTGGTGGACTGGTCGCGCACGGTGATGCCGATCACGCTGTCGGTGCTGGCCGAGACAGCATCGCACTGGTTGTCCGAGGTGCCCTGGATCACGGGAACGCCGAACCCCAGGCCCGCGGCGGCCTCCACCTCGCGCGAGATCAGCACATTCGGCTCGGAGTTGGCGATCATGCCCGCAAGGGCGGCCGCCATATTGTCGGAATAGTTGGTCTGCACAGCCATCGCTTATGCCCCCTTCTGCTCGGCGCCGCCCTTCCAGGCATCGCTCATTTCGGTCAGGCTTTCCTGATAGGCCTTGTCCGCCAGCGAAGCGCCCGCACCGCTTTCGATGCCGGACTTCAGGGTGTCGGCAAAGGGATCACCCTTGGCGGCGTCCTCTGCCAGCACGTCGAACCGGGCTTCGATATAGGCATCGGATTTGCCTTCAATCGCGGCATCGCCCAGCTTTGCGGCAACGACTGCTTTGCGGATCGCAGCGTCCGACAGGCCTTCGGTCTTCACGCTCTGGTCGACCTTGACAGCATCGCCAACCAGCTTGGCGCGGGCCGCAACCCGCTTGTCAAGGTCGGCATCGGACAACTGCTTGCCCTTCAGATCATCGATCTCGGCATCCTTTTTCGCCAGTTCGGCGTCTTTGGCATCCAGGACCGCCTGATGGGCATCCTTGGTGTCCTGAAGCTCCTTGGCCGATGCGGCCTTGAACGCTTCGATTGCCGGGGCATCTGCGGCGGCGACCGTCACGGCCTTATCGCCCAGAACCACCGTCATGGTCTGGTTGGACATGGAATTTTCCTCCTCGCTGTCCAGGGTGATCGGGGCCGCGCCCCATGTGTCCGCACCGTCGCCGATACGGCATTCAGACCCCGCCCGGCCTTTTGGCACGATTGCGAGGTGGTTCACTCGGATGTTCCGCTGGATCGCGTCATATGCTTCCCCCTCGGGGGTCGTGCCGTCCTTGAATTCCAGCTGGCAGACATAGCCAGCGGACAGCTCACGGGTGCCAGCCTCAACTGCGGCGATGGCCGCAGCGTCCTTGATGATCAGCGGCAGCTTGATCTTGCCGCCTTCCCATTTGGCTTCGGTGGAAACTTCCCCCTTGGCCAGATCCGCCCAGTTGTCAGCGGTGACCCGCTTCGGGTGGCCCATGGTGACGGGCGCATGGCTGAAGGTGGCCAGGCTTTCCGGCGCCCGCACCTCATCCTCAGGGCGGTAGACGCGCACCACATCCTTGTCAGCCAGGCCGACCTCGGCACCGCTGTAGAGCTGAATTCCGGTGCGGACTGCGAAAGCCTCGGTGACCAGATATCCGTCTTCCAGCTTTCGGGTGCCGCTCAGCGTGGCGCTGTCGGAGAACTGAAACTCACTCATGACTCCGTGGCCTCTTCTTCGCTGTTTTGATTGCTCAGTTTTCCGAGGGCTGCAGACTCGTCGTCATCATCCGGCCCACCGCCGCCAAATTCCCCGGCGTATCCCTCCAAGCCTGGGAAAGCCCCGCTCTCGGTCAGAGCGTTGACCGCAGACTTGCTGATTGCCTCCGCTGGCGTGTTGCCCATGCGCTCCAGCTTCTCCAGCGCGCTCATGAGCTTGTCGGCGTTCTCAGCAATCTCCTTTTCGCTCAGCTGCCAGAGAGGGCGCCAAGTGAAATGAACCTCTGGTGGACGGACTCCTAGTGCCGAGCGGATCAGGCACTCATCCAGCAATCGCAGGGCCGGCTGCATCTCCAGCGTCTGTTCCCGCTTCACCCGGTCATAGTAATTCCGCAGATCGCTCTCACCGGTGGCGTTCATCCCGCCGGGCGACATGCCGAACAGCCGCGTCATGGGGATCTCCGAGGCGGCGCTGACCATCTGCATGAAGCGGTCGATGATATCCGGCAGCGTCGAGAAATTCGCCGATTTCTGGTGATACTCCTCTTTGGCATCCAGCATGAGAGCGCCGTTGATGCCTTTCGCCGTCATAGCCAGGTTGAACCGCTTGAGCATCAGCTGCTCATAGGCCTGGCCACCATTGCGCAGGCTCTCCGTAAAGTCGGCGATCTTCACCACGTCCACCTTGGCCTCGAACACCAGCGAGGCGACGTTTGCCACCGTGCCGTCGAGGTGGCCGACCTTCTCCAGGGCGGTCTGCAGGACGCTGTCACCCCAGCCGAGAAAGGACTGGGCAATAGCGTTGTTCGGGATCTCTTCTCCCTTGAACAGCACCAGGCGGGACGGATGGATATCGACAACCTGGCCGGAGGCCCCGGACAGCTGGAACATTTCCGGCAGGCCATACCCGGGCCGGGATGGATCAAGCTGGAGCTGGTTCACCCCAAGCTCAATACGGTCTAGGACCGTCAGATACTTCAAGTCACCCTTGCGGATGCTCTCAGCGCTCAAGGGCTTGCTGGGATCGGACTCCCCGGTCCCGATGTAGATCGCGGCGGCGCCGTAGAGCCGCGCCCGCTTTCGGGCATCCAGCACCTTTGCAACGATACCCAGGCGGCTTTCCTCAGCCTCCAGCGTCTCGATCTGCTCTTTCTTGGCGTGCCATTCCCGCCATTCGCGGCAGGCATCCTCTGCCGGCACATCCACAACAGCCTTCGCCACTGAGGAGCCCCGGTAGGCGTTCAGCAGGTCCAGATCGCTGAGGTGCGGCACGAAGTAGCCGTTTGCCGCGGCCTTGTCCCTGGCGGTTCCGAGGTTTGCAACCAGGTTCTGGAACCCATCTTGCGCCCGGATCACAGGAGCAATTTGCCCGTCTGCTGTCATGCGATAGTGCGGCTTGCTCAAATCGCGCCCTCCCAGGAGAATTGCCCAGTGTTCAGCATGTCGGCGATGGCATCCATGAGCGGATCCACCTGGTCATCGTGACCGGTGCCCAGACCATCGAATGCCTGCAGCTCTGCCTTGAGCGTTGGCGTCCATTCCATGTCGGCGGGCAAATGCACGTGCCCGGTCGCGATCCACGGCGCCGCGTCGAGGCCCCGGGTGTATTTGTCCTTGTCGCGCTGTATCCCCTCTACCGGGATCAGCTGCTTGCCCGGCTGGGCCATGCTGAGTGACTGGATCAGGCCTGTTCCCGAAACCTTGTCTTCGATCTTCATGCCCCGCGGCTGCCAGCCATCGCTGACGGCCTTGGACCAGAAGGTGCGGGCCGTTGCCTCCAGCTGCGGTGCCAGCCATTTGCCGCGCACCTGGGCGATCAGGTAGATGCCGCCAGTCTTTGCCTTTCCCCAGAGCTGGAACACCGAATAGTCGTTCCGTTCCGCAGTCTTCTGCGCGGTGTCCGCATAGATCCGAGTGAACTCCATCGGCGGCAGCTCACGCCACTCGCCAAAGCCGTCCATGTTGAACAGGGCGCCCTCGATGTTGGCGGGGCGCTGCCGGTACTGACTGTTGTAGGTGTAGGCGTCGGCCTTGAGGACTTCGATCTCCGCCTCGGTGTGTTTCTCTGCCCAGAGGGGCCCGGGCGGCAGGCCGTGGTCGATTGGCTTCCCATGCGTCCATTCGGGCGGATATTCCATGCCCGGCTCAATTAGCACCGGCAGATCAAGGTGATGCCAGACCTCCCCTGTGCCCCCCTTCAGCAGATGGCCGGCGAAGTCGTCATCGTGCAGTCGCTGCATGATGGCGATGATCGGAACGCCTTCGTGCGCAAGACGGCTGCGGAATGTGTTGGTTGCCCGCCGGTTCACGTTCTCCCGCTTCTTCGGGCTGAATGCGTCATCCGGCTTGAGCGGGTCATCCACCACCAGCGCGCCGGTGAACTTGCCCTTATCCATGTACCCGGCGCGGAAACCGGTGATCGGCCCGCCGGCTGCCTTTGCCAGAAGCCCGCCGCCCTCGGCCGTCTTCCAGCGGTCTTTGGCCTTGCTGTCCCTCCTGATCGAAACCTGTTCCAGCTCCTGGAAGGCCTCAGTCTCGATGAGCGATTTCACCTTGTCACTGTTCTCGCGGGCCAGGTCATCCGAGAAGGTGGCGTGGATGAACCGCGCCTTCGGATTGATTTGGAACCCCTTTGCGATGAAGTTCACCACCGCGAACTCGGTCTTGGTGTACCCGGGCGGCAGCGTGATGATCAGCCGGGAAATCTCCCCCTTCAGAACCCTGTCCAGCGTGCGCGACAGCACCCGGTGATGCGGCCCCACCAAGAGCGCCATGCCCTCGCGCTCGGGAAAGAACCAGGTCGCGAATGGCAGCAGCGAGCCGCCCGGCGCAAGGTCAGTCCTCTTCTTCTGCGCCTCCAACGAGTCCAAGAACCGCTGGATCGATGCCAAGTTTCTGTGCTTGCTCAATCAACTCAGCCTCGGATTTGCTCTCATCGGTAGTTCGGATCGGACCACCGTTCGGGCCGGTGTGTTCAACGCGCGCGCTCCGCTTTGGCTCAAGGCCGAAAAGCTTCACCTTGCCGTTCACAGCGGATACCGCTGCAGAAGCGGCACCTGCCTTCATTGCAAGTTGTCGTGCTGCTTCAAATTCTTCGAGAGCCTGGTGGCGGTTGAAAATAGCCAGATCTTTAGCCTGTTCCTTTAGCTCCTGTAGCTTTAGGGCTATCTTAGGGTTGTCTAAGAGCTGGCAGGCCTCAACATAGATCCAAGAGTCACGGGCGTTCTCTTCCACCTCATAAGACTGACGATAGGCTTCCGCGGCATTTCCATGCTCGAAGTAATGCAGAGCAAATGCCTCCTGCTTTGCAGTGAGCGCCATGATCGACTTCCCGTCTGTTGTGGAGTTTGGAGGGCATCCCGCACGAAAAGGTTCGCTTTGTACTACAAACTACCCAAAACTTCGGTATTCCGCCGACAACCAAAGTTGCCTTTGGAAAATCTTGTTAACTTGCCCGCGCTGAGCCTTGAATGTCTGGCCTAGAATGGCTTCCGCCTCTGAGAATTTAAAACTGTTGCCGAGGATGCCTCAGTACAAAGGCAGAAGAAACAGCGCCGCCTAAATGGAAACGCTGCTCTAACTGGTAACCGTCTCTGTGTTCAGGCATCGAATGCCGATTAGGCGGTGCAGTAAGTGACCTATTGAGATGGGGATCCTGTTGGGAACTGAAGTACTTCACACTCCTGATCCCTGGGTTGAATGATTTCATAGCCCTCTTCCGCCAAGAAATTCATAACCTCTGCGAACATTTCGTTGTCCAGGCTATCGACAAAGGCTCGTATATCGTCTTCATCAGCCGGTTCATCAAACGAAGGTTCTTCTTCAAACTCGGTGTGGTCTTCAGGTGGAACGCGCGCCTTGACTTGTTCCGTTAGGTCTCGTGTTGCCGAAGTTTCAGGATCGGATGGCAGAGATGTCACCCCAAAGGTACCAGGTTCGAACCCACTAATAAAAATTGGACACATGACTAAGCTCCTTCCGCGGCGAAACACTGTCTGGTTTCAAACCAGATCTATTGCGCGGCGATTGATGAATGGAGGGGTAAGCCTCCAGGATCGAAGAGCTCGATTGGCCTCAGTTTCTTCTTTTGGCCGGAGCAAGTGGCCAGACCGCGGTCATCCATCGCACAAAATGCGTTTCGGTTTTCGCAAAGCAAATTGCAGCTACTCAGCATGCAACTCCATTGCGTAAGCTCCTGAGCCTCCAGGATGTTCCTTGCGGAGGCTGTACGATAGATATTGAGTTCTGCCTGAAGATCAGCGCGAACCCTCGTCGAACATTTCGGCCACAGTGGGACAGAAGCCGGATCAATGCAGCTCCGCGCTTCCACAAGTCCCTAACTGCCGCGCCCCGACGTTATAAAAACTACACGGCAGACTGTTCTCGATGTTCGATGACTGTTCTCACGCTATGCATGGCCAGTAAAGAAAGTACTAATCTATTAGTTGCCCCACACCACAACTCATCGCACTCATCGCAGACTTGGCCACAAGATACAGGTGAGAATATTTACCAAATCCCACGCTGTTAACTTACTCGCTCACAAAGGGCTGAATTTTACGAAAATTTTACAGCAGGCTGCCTCTGCACATCGAAACCAAGCAATTGAGGCTGCCTTTTAGATACATGAAGAGCTTTTGCGACAAAGCTCCCGAGCTTCGCCAGTTCCTGAATATCCCGTCAGGTACGCCACGCGGCCGGCCCTAAGCCATGCGATACGCGCGCAGTTCGGCATTTAAGGATACAATACCACATCTAGAGTCAGCATCAAGAAATAGAGGTGAAGAAATTTGGACCACCTGCCCTTTTTCCGAACCCAAGGCCAAACAAACAACATTCTTGAAGCCAAAGAGGTACGGGAAGGCGTTAACTCATTGAAACAACACCAGGACGACGTGATAAGCACTTTTGGTCAAATGAAACAGGATTCCAAATCCAACCAACAGCAAAACAATTTCACCAAGCTTGGCAAGTTTCCTCGTCTTTCCTTTATGCTTCATAAGTCCACTTCCCCTTTTTCGTATCTTTGATGAAGCAAAAACGTTTCCTCAACATCCGTACTGCAAAAAGGACATCGGAGCATTTTTGCTACTCCACCTCCGCCAAGGCAGAGCAGACCCAGCATGCGCCCCCCTTTTGCTGGGTCTGCTTCATCTATGGGCTTGGTTCCATCTGGCCGTTTCCTTGCTGGGATCAGAAGAACTGATCGATCGCTGGATGCCTGCCCACAGCCAAAACTCACAATCCAAGACAGTATACTTCGCCCCTTTCGGTTTGGACCCACCATACCTACTAGGCCGCTCAGAACTACGAGGGGCCGAGACAGCGGAAAGTAAAGTCCAACATGCAACTGCATGCGCAAAGTGGGCATAGCGATGAAACTAGTGGCCAGTCCTTGCCTATAGAATACCTCAGAAGAGAAGAGCTCGAAGAGATGGCGCCTAGAAGTTTCCCTTGCGGAAAGTTAATAGGTGGTCAAATGCTGCCGCAAATGGTGAAGGTGTGAAGATTGTTAACTCATCAACGTTTTTGTGAACTGGAAGAATTCGCTGCAAAACAGCTGATTGAGTACGGTCAATCTCCTCAAAGAGTCGTGCTTTCACTTGCGCGGCAATACCCAGAGGTTGCCGGCCTCACTATAGCCTTTGCGTTAACCAGTATTGCACACCATTTGGAGCGTCCACTGGTTGCTAACAATCCGCAGCCTTTGCCAAAACCCATTGATATCTATCGAGCAATTTCACTACTGTCTTCTGATCTCTTTGAGCTGCACGTGAACCAGAAAACCACCGCGAGTGGGGCTGATCTGGTTGAGCTTTGGAAGCGAAACTCTGAGGAGTTCTTCTGTGCTCGCTAGAGACCGGTGGAGGCCGGAGGCTCAAAGGCCTCAATGCCGAGGACTGCACCAAAGCCACTCCCGAAAGATCTTCGCTCCGAAACAAGTCGGCCTGGCTAATAATTGCCTGTCATAGCAAATTCAGATCTCTACACATTGAGCCCATTGCTGGCGCGGGCGGCCTGCCGCCCAAGCTCTGGCGGAACTGGCCTCGACTTTCGAAACTAGCCTAACTCCAATCCAGGCCCAGGCTGTTTTTCAAAGCGTGGGCACCGACTTACGCCTGCCAGGTTAGACGAGATTGACGGTGAAGATGCGCCCCACTCATCTGAGCCCGAAACGATGTTTCAGGAGCGGGGCCATTATCCAACAAAGTTGTGGGCGCGTGCGGCGGGCGCCCGCAGGGATCATCGCCAGGGTGATCCGAGGGAACGGTGTTTCCCCTGTTCCCTTTTTGCGTGAGCTTGGTCTATGAAGCGCTAAACTATCGTTCAGAGTTCGCAAAAGGAACATCCCATGCCTCATCCCGTTGATGTTCACGTCGGTAAGAGAATTCGCTCCCGCCGCTGGCTTGTTGGGAAAACCCAGCAGGATCTGGCATCAAAGGTTGGCGTCAAGTTCCAGCAGGTGCAGAAGTACGAAACTGGCGCAAACAGGGTCAGCGCCTCTCGCCTTTGGGAAATTGCTGCTGCTCTTGATGTGGACGTGACTTTTTTCTTTGAGGGTCTGAACGCAGCCAAAGATGTCTCTGCAGAAGGTCATCCCTCCGCCGACATTTTGGAGGCAAAGGAAGCTGTCGAACTCATCCGAGCGTTCCACAGTATTCCTGAAGCTCAACGCACCCAACTGTCCGGCCTAGCGAAAGCTCTTGTGGCTTAGAAGCTCGCCTAGAAAGGATGCGGCCCGCGAAGCTAGTTGAACAAGCACTACTTAAATGCGGGCCGCTGCCCCTATCGGCCTACGGGTCAGTTGACGTGAGGGCAAGGCCTCAGTTTTTAACGGGGAATTTTTTAGGTCGCTCAAAGAGAGGCCGCCCATGTAAGAGGTGCATGACCGGATCGCTTGCCCAGTTTTTTGCTTAGTTGGAAGGGGCAGAACTGTTAGAGGGCCGATTGTGCCAGGTTGGCAACCAGCGAGACCTGCGGACGCTTGCGGCATGCGCCCGCAGGGATCATCGCCTAGATGATAAGGGAGAACGGGTTTCCCTTACTCCCCTAATAGGAGAGTTTAATTGAGGGAAAGTTGTTGACCCATCAATAATCCGCAAAAGGAGAAAGGCCCAGCAACAGCTTGGGTGTTACTGGGCCAGTCTGACCGTTTTGGGAAGAAAGGGAGCTTAAAATCCCCACCACACTTCTTGCGGGAAAATGGTTGATGAACTGTTAAGGGCGAAACCAAGATCCACCAAAGGAGCAACTACTCCGTTGCGACGAGGAGATGGCGGTGGTGCAGCTAGAGCCTCCAATTCAAGAATTTTCCTTCCTCAATGTTAGGAAGGAAGGGCTGAAATTTTCTGTCATCACCTGTTGTTGCTGTGAAAGATCGATAGCAGAAGTAGCTCTTCGAGTGCAGGGAGCTGTCTTGCGGTATTTGGGCTGACGCCTCATCTGACTGGCATTTATTGGTCATGATGCTATCCGTCTGTTGTTACGCTCAGCCCATCGTAGTCTCGTTTCATTCCTGAGCTACCGGTCATCGGTTTACAGGAGAAGCTAAATCGTGCGGTCTTTCTATACAAACGAGTATGTTGCTCCTGCGAATCTGGAGGTTGTGGCTTCGTTCAGCAAAGGAGCGCGACCACCCCAGTGAGGGCGGCCGCAGTGTTCTGCCTAGATGTGAGAGTCAAGAGGGAGGAAATCGCTCTCAACTCCCTTTATGCGTGCGGACGGTTGCTGAAGCGTTTATGTTTCGCTGGAGATCCATCAAAGGAGCGGGCGTTCGGGCTCGCGGCAGCGGGCGGCCGCGTCGAGCCCTTTGTGGTCGTCCGCCCCTGGCATCCTCTGGCATGTGCAGCGAAGCTTGAAAGGTTCCAAGCAGACGTTCAGCATTCGGCTGTAGAAAGGTTGACCAAACCTCGAAAGAGGTCGATTCGATGTCGCAAATTGACGCAAGGTCAGATCATTTCTATTGAGCAATAACCCTCAGTAAACACGAAGCAAAATCACCGCAAAGGTATTTTAAGGAGTGAACACTAAAAGTTTTGCCCACTCATTGGAACGGAACTTTTGGAGAGACGAAGTGATTGCTAGCGACCGCCAAAAAACGATCTCGAAATTTGCACTTGATGGCACCCAAAAGGATGACCTCATCCGTGCAAATGCAAAGGTGGAACCGCACCTCGACCAAGTTCTCGACAAGTTCTACGAATTCGCTCAGGCCGACGCCGACGCCTCAAAGTTCTTTCCCAATGACGATGTTCTGAACCATGCCAAGTCCGCTCAAAAACGGCACTGGCAGCTTTTGCTCAGCGGTGATTTCTCTGACGAGTACTATTCCTCCGCAGAAACCATCGGGTGTGTGCATTTCAAAATCCAGCTTCCGTTCGAGCTCTATCTCTCAGGATACGCAAGGGCCACTTCCTATATCCAGGAGGTCTTGGGGCAACAGTACGGCACCGCTATTTCTTCGAAGGGGCGCAGCCGCCTGTTTGGCATGCTGGGGGCTTTGAACCGTGCATTCGCACTCGACACACACTATGTGATCGAAGCCTACTTTGCCGCGCAGCGCATCGAGCAGGATACCGCGTTCGATTACATCACAAAAGGCATTGAAAGGATGGAAGCGCGGGATCTCTCGGAACCTGTTCCCGGCCCAGAGAACAGCAGCTATCCTGAGCGATACAACGGCGTGCGGGAAACCGTTAACCGGCTGATGTCCAGCCTGGCAGAGGTGATCGGCACGATTCAATCCTCTACAAGTGCCCTTAGCAGCGCAGCACATGAAATCGCAGAGTCTGCTCAGGAACTTTCACAGCGCACTGAAACTCAGGCGGCGACGCTTGAACAGACAGCGGCCGCGGTAGAGGAAATCACAGCAAGCATGCGGGCTTCCTCAGAGGCCACCACCGAAACAAGCGACGTGGCCTCGAAGGCGCAAACTTTTGCCGAGGAAGGAAATTCCGTCGTAGGCGATGCCGTCTCCAAGATGCAGGAGATCGCGGAGTCCTCCGAAAAGATGTCCCAGATTATTGGTGCAATCGACGATATTTCCTTCCAGACAAACCTCCTGGCTTTGAATGCTGGCGTCGAAGCTGCCCGTGCAGGGGAAGCTGGACGCGGGTTTGCGGTCGTGGCCTCTGAAGTTCGTGCACTTGCCCAGCGGGCCGCCAATTCAGCAAAGGAAATCAAAGACCTGATTTCGGTCAGTGTCGGCCATGTTGAAGAAGGTGTGCAGCTTGTCAACGAGGCCGGCGGATCTCTGAGCCACATCGTTGGGGACGTGCAGCGGGTTTCCGAACTGACCTCGGAAGTGTCTTCGTCTGCAGAAGAGCAGTTTACCGGGCTTACAGAAATCAACACTGGTGTTTCGCATTTGGACAGCGTCACCCAGCAGAATGCCGCAATGGTGGAGGAAACCACCGCAGCAACCCGCACCATGCAGCACGACGCCCGCGCTCTGGCGAACCTGGCCACGACCTTCAAAGTTGGTCCATCATCTATCCAGTCCCAGGCCGACTTTGATAGTGCGGATGTTGACTTACGCTTGGCAGGTTAAACCACTCCAGTTGCTCGCAAGACCTGCTTAGGCACTCACGTTGCGTCTAAGCGACCCAGCCGCAAGACAGTCAGCTATCTGTAAGGAGCCCTATGCGGACCCTGATCACTTGCCAGGCTTTTGCGCGCACAGCACGTCACAAACCGGTGCATAGTAGACACTCAACACCTGGTTCCGATAAGATCGCCGTGCGGGAAAGCACCATTTCGCCATGCCTGCACCAAGGTCTGACTCGGGGTTCAGAGCGGGCTAAAAAACGGCCATTTTCGCCAGTAGAAAAAACCTCAGGCCTTACCCGGCTTTGACAAGTCAAGGGTGATGGCAAGAAGGCAAAGTTTTTGGTCAGCAGTGCTGGCTTTTAGTTCTGGATTATGTTGACCGCGCTCCTAATTGGGTATGCCAAGATCAGTTCACCCTCACCCAGCGTAGGTTTCAATCGCGCTCATCTCTGCTCTGGCAAGGCAATTGAGGTGTGTCGGACCCCATGTTGAGCGATAGGGCAAGCATATGTTTTTTTGACCACAGGGAGGTTCATATCCTCTCTGCGGACGTTAGCCGGGCGCAATAGAAGCGCAGAAACGTGAAAGGGAGGCACAGCGAATGACCCTCGATATGAAAGAGCTGGAGAAATTGGAGAAGCTCTTAAAGAGCGATGCGAAGATCAAGATCAAGAAGGACAAATCGAGCAACTTTGAGAAGATAGGCAAGAAGCTCGCAGCTGAGAACAAAGACGTGTCTGACGATGTCTGATTTCTGACAGAAGGACAAAAACCATGGGAAAGAAACTTACAGCGCTAATAAACGACGTCACCGCTGACAAAAAGAAGGCCACCGGCCACTGGGATGATGTTGTTTTGAACAATGACATTGTTAGGGAGCTCGGGGCCATCTTCGGCAAAAAGCTCGCAGATTACAGGAAGGAAACGGGCACCAAGAAAGACAAGCTCCAGAAGGAAATCACAAAGATAGTGGCAGAGTTGAAGAAGCGTGTGAATTTGCGCGGTAAAGCCATGAAATCCTTCTTAGTAGCAAGAAAAGATTTCGGAAAATCGGTGGAGAAGCTTCGTATACATATCAACAAACGTAACAACCGCAACGAGGGTTGGCGAAGCAAGAAGCACACCAAAGATGCCGAAATTCTTCTGAGCTCTGCGAAGTTTGACGAAGACAGTTTCTATGACCGCGAAAGCAAGATCCGTCTGATCAGGCTCGTCAAAGTGTGACATTGCGTGTCCCCTTCGGCGGGAGGAGACTGCACAGACCGGCCAAGGAACCGGGATGAACTTTTAGGCGCGGCAAAGCGTGACAGTATGGCTCTAGGAGTTAATGTCGGGAGAGGCGTCTTTGAAATAGGACAATTCCTTTGCCAGCTAGACAGCACTGCTATCAACAGCTTGCTAGGTAACTGCAGTGTACTGTCCGAAAACGGTCGTTATTGGCACTGGAGGCTTGCCCTCCAGCGAGCAGACATTGGTGCTAATGCTGCATCATGCAATTTGGGCTCGATCCGGCCGCCCGCGCAGACGGACGCTACGGCGAAGGTCTTTCGACGTGGGCCATTGCGTACGGTATCAACTGGGACTGACCGCGGCCCGCTCTTCGCTTGTGCAGCACGTCGCGACCGGCGTAAAGCGGACGCTACTCGTTGCCCAGGCTGTATTTGCGGCGAAAGTCAGCTCCGTCCCGCCAAACTGTTTAACCTTAGGCCGCCCCTTTCACATCAATCGGGTCGATCTTGACCCGGACTGACTGACCAAACATCCCCGTGTTCGCCTCAATCATTGGATGCATGTCGCCGGCTTCCTGAACCATGCCTGTGAAGCTCAGAATGCGTCCCATGAACGGCCCGGCCAACACCTCCAACGCCGCCCCGGGCCTGAACTGGCACATGGCCGCGCGATCCCGGCTATCGATGATCCTCTGCGCCTCTGCGTTCTCTTCCGCGACTTTCGCAAAGAACGGCTGCACGTGCTTACGGACCTCCTGCCCGCTGACCATCATCAGCGAGGGTTTCAGGCCGCGGCACTGGATCGCCTGGGCGAATACCTCCGGCGGGATCTCCGCGAAGATGTAGCCTGGCAGATAGGCGCTGGTGACCGGCTCGGCGTGGCGCTTCTTGCCCTGGCGCTTGAACTCGATCTTGCGCGGAGCGAACGCCTCAATTCCAAGGGCGCGCAGCTGGCGTTCAACCGCAAATTCCCCGCGCTCTTGGGTTACCATCTCCTTCTCTCCGTCAGCTTCCACCTCGAAGTGCAGATGGCGCGGCAGGGTGACTTTCTTCGTGGTTGTGATGCCCAGATACCAGGTCATGCGTGGTTCCTTTTCTGCCCGGTTGTTCGCTTGTGGCGGAGCGGGCGCCCTGCCCTGACCCGTGAAATTGCGCTGGCCAGTTCATCACGCGTTCTGGCCGAATAGCGCTGACGCTGCATGATGACTTCCAGGATGTACTCGGCGTCGCGCTCGTCCTGTGTTTCGATGACGAAGCGGTCGGCTTCGTACTTGCTGTCGATCTTGCTCAAACGTTGATCCCCGCCGCTCGGCATTCTGCCACTGTGATGAGTTTTTCCTGGATGCACTCCCCCGCCTGGCTGGGCAGGATTGTGCGGGCCCAGGGCTTGCGGGCCCGGATGTCAGCCGCCCGTGCTTCCAGAACTTTCTGCGGGTCCGCCCGCTTCTCAGCCGCCGGCACATGCCCCCGCCAGAAGTCCTCGGCGAAGAAGTTCTGACTGAGCTTGATCCGCTGCGGGTCGTAGCCGGCAACCCGCTTGCGGTAGGCCTCGGTCGCTGCGAGCACATCGCCCGGCTGTTCACCGGCATCGATCAGCGCTTTGACCGCCTCCTCGGTATCCGCCCAGTGGTCCTTGTTCGGACAGGCCCGCCAAACCCGGTCAAAGAAAGATCCAAAATCAAACTCGCCGTGGTGCGTGGCATCAGCCGCGCAATACTGATCCTTTTTCGGTTCCTTTACAGGATACTCTCCAGTGGGCTGGAGTTTGCTCGCCTCAAAACTGGAGTTTGCTTCGCTCGAAACTGGAGTTTGCTCGGGGGCTGCCTCCACTGGGCTGGAGTTTGAGCTAACTCCATTTTCTGGAGTTTGCTCAGATTCAATCGGCCCATCGCACCCCAAAATGTAGTAGGTGCGGCGCTTGGAGGATCCCGGAACCGTGGACCTACGACGGGCAATAAGCCCATCCTTTTCCATAGCTGCGAGAGCATTGTTCAAGGCACCGTTCGACAACCCGGTCTTGCGCATCAGCGTCTCCTGGGAAGGAAAGCATGCAGTCTCCGGGTCTCGATCATCGTTGTGGTGATCGCACAGGTGAAACAGGATGCGGAACGCGCCGGCTTTGACAGCCTCCGGAGGAAGGAGTGCAAGCCATGCGTTTGCCTTGTGGCTCATGATGCGCCTCCTTCGACAATTGAACGCCCTAAGCGGGAGGGCTTCCAGTGGCCTCTAGCCGGAATTCTAAACCTTGCAGGAACAAAGGCTTTACTATCGGCAGGGTTGAGCGCACCATTAAAAACACGCCTTTTCACAACGAAAGGAATTCTGATGAACGACGGTAAAATGGAAGCACTTTGGGCAATGGCCCGGATTTCCAACGCCAGAACCCAAGCCTTGACCGAAGTCGTGGCCACGGTTCTCGCCCGCAGTGCTCTGCCGGAAGCGGATCCAGAAGCATACATCACATCCGCACTCCGCCCGGTTCAGGAGCTCGCAACGTCATTTGGCAACAGCGAAGATGACAACATCCTGGTTGGCAAAAAGGTTGATGATTTCGCGGAGACCCTTGAAGAGAAGGCACTCTCACAGCTTCGAACGCTGCAGCGGGAGCGCAGAGTTCAGTAACAGGCTCACCCTTTGAACCTGCGGTGGTGAGAACCAGTCGCTCCTCCACGCAGAACCGGGTTTTCGCATCACCGTGTTTCTCTTTGACCTTCGGTGTGCTGACCATAGGCCGCCTCCCGTGCTTCAGGTTGGTTTCGCTTTTCAGATTTTGGGGAGATGACCGGGACGAATTCAGGCCCGGCTGGTCACGTCTTCTACCGCTCGATTGACCACTGCCTCCTGAGAAGTTTCGGGCTTCGAGGAAGGATCAAGGCGGAACCAAATTCTTTCTACCGCTCCAATTGTGCGCGCCCTGTGAGGTACGCCAGTTCCTGAAATGAGGGGTTCTGATGAAAGACAATTCAAACATCGGTATCTCCATCAATGGAGTGGACCATTCGGTTCTTTGCGGCATTTGCCAGGCGCCCGTATCTATCGTTGGTCCGTCGAATTGTGGAAGCAGCACCGCAGGGTGCGTCAAATGTGCGAACATCGCCGACCTCCAAGAAGTCCTGGCAATGGCCATCGAGTTTACCAGGGAGGAGGAGCATCTCCGCCTCAGGCAGCTCGCTCAAGGCACCGGCCGACGCCGCAAGGCCATGACCGTCGACGGCCGCACCACACACGACCAAGTCTTTCGATTTATTGTTGATCTCAAAGTCTGAGATGTCAGGCGACAGCAGGCGTTTCCCTCTAGAGAGAGCATAACCCCCTCCCGCATAGGGAGCTTTTTGAAGGGTGAGTGCAACTTGTTGTTGCCGCCCTGAGTGGTGCCGTCGTACAGTCAGTTTGAATTGTTTTCGAGGGATTTCAACATGCGTGACAACTTGGTCTACTTCGACACCTGTGGGGCGATCGGTAAAGGCAACGGGGTTATCCAAATTGAACTGGTAACCAAGTTCCTCGATGGGCAACCTGATAACAGCGTTAGTGAACGGCACGAGGTGACCGGAAACCTCAGATGCAGCATCAGAGCAGCCGAAAAGCTCGTCGACGCCCTTCAAAGGGCCATCGCGTTGCAGAAGGTTCCGCAGTTCGAAGTGCGGGTTGCCCATAAGAACTGACATCACCCCTGCCCCTTCTGACCCAGCGCAGCTTCCGCCTGCTCGCGGATCCGCCGGAACGCCTGCTCTGCGTCCCCGGCCTCCTTGGCTACGATTGAGTGGTCAAGCGTGCCGATAGCCGCGGCGACAGCTTCACCCGCCTCCTTGGCAGCTGCGGCCGCCAGGGCCTCCCGTGGCTCCAGGGGCGTCTGCATCTGATCCTGCATCTGCTGCAGAACCGTGATGATGCGCCGGCTGCCGGTGATCGACATCAAGGCAACCACGTCGTTCAGTGAGAACTCGCGGGAACCCTTCATCTTGCGGGAGAAGCCGCCGTAGTCGACCTCGTGGTCTTCCAGCTCCCTGCCCGCCCAGAACTCGGCTATCTCCCGGGCCGCGCAGTTCTGCTTGCCGGGGAAGTGCTTGGCAACGGTGCCGCGCACCAATGTGTGGAGGTAGGCCCTTTGATCAGCCATGCTCAGCAACCTCGTTGTTTTGCGGGTTTGGGAAGTGGCGCGCTAGAGAGTGTGTGTGCAGAGGAAGGAGGAATTTCACCTGAGGTTGGAGCGCGGGTCATTGCCGGCGCACCTTTTTGCGGATCGTTCGCTTTGGTGGGCGCTTGAAGGTGAACAGAGACGTTGGGCATTCAATGCCCTGGAGGTCACACTCCCTTTTCACCCCTTCATACCAGCTGGAAGGCATCTTACCTCGAACTACGGCATTGCTGACCGCCGTCAGTCCGACGCCAATCCGTAGGGAGATGTTCTCTCTACCAATTTTGTTGATCAGTTGCTCTGAAGTGTAGGTCATGGCCACAATATATCCACTTATTGTGGATTGCGTCCAGACCACAATTCGGAGATTGAGAAAAAATCCACATTTTGTGAAAAGCAGGTATGACCACAGATGATCCTGAATACGCCGAAATCGGCGCCCGACTGAAAGCTATCAGGGTCGGCTTCTCAGACCTCAAACAAGCCGCCTGGGCCGAGAAGCACGGTTTTCGACAGACCCAATACAACAACTGGGAAAAGGGCGTACGCCGCATCCCAGTTGAAGCTGCCGAAGTACTTTGCGATCGCTACGGGCTGACCTTGGACGCGATATACCGCGGCAGGATGGACGGCATCTCACAGCAGGCCTTGAAGGTCTTTTGATCCAACCGACCTATCGCCGAAACAAGCTCATCGAGCGAATAACCAGTGCGATCCGCCAGCTTGATCAGAACGTCTAGCCTTGAGTCCACAATAGAGTATTCGATTGGTCGGCTCATTTTTCCCCCACTTTTTTGAACTCACCCTGCCACAGCAGACATGTGGCCAACTTTTCCGCCGGAGCGAAATGGGGAAGCGAGGGGCGCTGCGAGGTCAGGGACCGAGGCTCATCCTGCACTTTGCAGCACCTGAATAAGAACAAAAGAAGAACATCGCAAGCCGCTAGATATAGTACTGTCACAGCACGTGGACCGTGAACGTACGGCATTACGCGCGCTAGATGTTGTAGAATCGCCCACCGAAGCCGGGGTGAAGTTTGGCAAAACCTGCTGCATGCCCCTATGCCAGCGCCCAAATAGACGACCAGTCAAGCGTTTTGGCGTTCAAGGGCGGCCTTCGCACCTTTTAAAGTGAAACGCATCTTATACCGTGCAAAATCAGATATTTGGGACAATGCACCGTCACAAAGAACCACCACACACCTCCCACAAACGCGATTACCGAATCTAGTCCGCAGTGCTGAGGTCTGGTTGTGTCCTGCGGGTGTCGGCAAACCTTTTCTGACAGCCAGTGGGTTAAGTTCCCACGCCAACGAAACTCGGACCTGGCTCGCCCATTCAAGGATGCATGCGAGGTTGTTCTGGAAGTGGGTGTTCCGTCTTTCGCAGGCGCCCCGGAAGGGGCTTGAGCCCTCAGCCGCCATCGCCCCGGGCAGTCGACCTCGCAGGTGCAGCGTGTCGGTAACAGCCCGAAGCGGACGTGGCCATATAGCATCTGGGACGGTTTCAAGCATTCGTTTGTACAATCTGCCAACGGAAGCTTCTCTTCCTGAACCTACCGTGGACAGCAACACCTCAGAACATCCTCAAACTAGTATTCACCTCCCTGTGGACCTCTCATCGTCAAAGACGTATTCAATATCAAACAAAAGACCTCGCATGCAAACGCGAGTGTGAAATCACGGGTGTAAAACAAGATGGATCTCTCAGCAAATTTGGAGACCTTGAGGTCTGAAGTCCTTGATGGGGGATTGCCCGCACCGGGAAGGCTCGCCGCAGCCTTGGGCTGGGAAGCCCAAGACTTGGGCGCAAAGAACGTGGCTCAAGGAGGGATAGAACTTCAGACTGTGCGCGGCAAAATTGGCTTTCAATCAGCCGCACTTTTCGCAAGCCCAGTTAAAACACCAGAAATCCAGCCCCATTCTGAAGCAAGACGGCTTGCAGCATTTTACGGCTACCACGCGTCGACCCGCTGGGGGTTGTTCGCCGACGACAATGGAGTTACCCCGTTCAACTCCCATTGGATGTCTCAAGATGATTGGTACCTACTTCCAACAATTGGTTGGAACGAAATCGTCGACAGGCAAAAGGAACTATCAGTATTTCAACCAAAAAGATTGCTGCATGGTGAAGCAGACAAGGCGGCACTCAAGGAATTTACAGCACCTACTCGGCTTCTCCAGCCCGTAGATGATGAACTTGTTGAAAGGCTAGACGGATGGAGGGAAACTGCACTTCGAGAAAGCAGTTCAAGCGCAAATGTAGATGCGCAACTCCAAACCCTCTTCGCCAAATTGTTCGTGCTAAGAACAATAGAGGATAAGGGGCTAGCTCCCGAAGTGCAGCCACTAATCAGAGCTTTCGGAGAGGGGCGGCAACTTGAGCAAAGTGAGCTCATAAAAAGTTTCGAGGGTGCCCGGAATTATGTGGGGAGCGAGCTGTTCGATAGAATTGAGCTTGATGCAATTCCGGCCCATGTCATTTCCGGTGTGATATATGATCTATATTACCCTAGTCGAATTGGGGCGTATAACCACAGATACAATTTTTCGTGGATAGACTCCGATGTTTTGGGGCTTGCCTACGAGAAGTATCTTTCCACGATATTGAGTCCTAAAGCTCCTTCTCGGCAGCTTGATCTTTTTCAAGGTGAAACGACTGATGTTGAACGGATCAGTGTACGTAAGGCAGGTGGTGTTTACTACACTCCGCAATACCTGACACGATATTTAGCATCGTCGAGTATCGATGAGTTCTATAAGACCAATGATGCTACGAAATTCCCCAAGATTATTGACTTTGCGTGTGGTTCGGGATCGTTTCTAGTGAGCGCCCTCGACATTCTTCTGCCTCGATTGAAAGCACTAGATTCAACCCGAAATTGGGCGCACGAGCTAATCGAGGGAGGATGCATCTCCGGCGTCGACGTTGATGAAAAGGCAGTTACTGTCGCTCGCCTAAACATCTGGAACCGGTTGGCAGAAGAACCGGACCCTCTTCCACTTCCAAACCTGTCGAAGGTAATTGTCCAAGGTGACGGCTTGGATGTTGAGAGTTGGTCCGGTCTATCCGATAGTTTTGATATTTGTCTTGGGAACCCACCCTTCCTGGCAACATCGCGCGTAGCTGACCGGGAAGGCCTAGAGCACAAATTCAGTTCTGCAAAAGGCAGATACGACTTTTCGTATCTGTTTCTGGAACAAGCAACTCAAGTAACTGCCCCGGACGGGATTCTGGGCATGGTGATGCCTAACAGACTGTTTAGAAATAAAAACGCTGGTCCCATCCGCGCTCTGCTGACCGATCGCATGGACATTAAAGAACTGATCGATTTTGGATCAAACGAAGTTTTTGAAGGCACCAGCGCTTACGTCGGTTGTGTTGTTGCTGCTCATCGGGCTCTACTTGCGCCGGAAGTCGAACACTTGGATGTTGTGGAAGTCAAGGAGCTGCCAGAACGATACATCTCCGAACTCTTGTTGTCGGAAGATACTGAAGAACGATACTTGAAACGTTACTCGGCAAGCCATCCCCGTGGTCCGGGGCCATGGATGCTCCTTTCATATGAAGAGAAGCTCGAACAAATTAGAATTTCCGAAGCTTCATTGCCACTCAGCGAGCTTTCAGCAGTTGTGCAAGGAATTCGAACAGGTGCCAACGACGTCTTCATACTAGAAATCGAAGACGAAGGCGATGAGTTCGTCGGTGTCAGAAACGGATTGGGAGATAGCTTTGTTCTTGAGCGAGGATTGCTAGAGCCCGTTGTTTTTGGATCTGAAATTTCAAGGTACGCAGATCTCCAATACAATAAGTATTTGCTTTACCCTTACAAATCAGGTGTCTGCCTTTCTGAGACTGAACTTGAGGAGAGTTTCCCACAAACACTGAAGTATCTGAAGAGCTACAGAACCATTCTGGCCAACAGAACGAGCATCAAGTCCTCCGGTTTGCGTTGGTATGAGTTAGTCCGCCGGCGAGACGAGACTTGGTTGAGAGCCCCCAAACTTCTTATTCGAGATTTGGCGCGGGAGACATCATTTTCCGTAGACGAAGCAGGAGAATTGTTCATGGTAGGCGGGACGGCCGTCGTTCCAGAATCGGATGATATGCTTATTGCTTTGCTCGGTTACCTGAACAGCGGTCCGATCAGTAAGTTGGTTAAGCGCACGACCCCTGAATTTCGAGGAGGGTTTCAGAAATTTGAACCACAGCATTTGCAGAAGATCCCAGTGTTGCGCCGCTTGCTCGAGGATGAAGAATTCATGGAAGACCTTATAGTGCTTACGAACCGGGTTATTGCGTCCAGTGCCAATGCATCTATGAGGGACGCTGCAAACTCAGAGCTCGATGCATTCGTTTCGACAGCGCTAGCCGCAGCTGGAATTGAAGCAGGTGCTTGAAATTGCCAATTTGGAAAACGCTGGAACCGGATATTGATCTTCCTCGCAATATCGCGCTGCTCGATACCAATGTACTTGTGTCTTATTGCGACCCAAGCGAGAAGACACACGAAGATACTATTGCAGCACTTGATATGGCGGAATTCAGTTGGGCTGTAACACGATCTGTAGTCGTGGAGACATCAGGTTTTCTAGCTGGGAGCCGAAAACGACCTGATCTAGCTCAACACCTTATGGAATGGGTCATGACGCCTGGGGAACTTATCAGAATTGGCGAGACTACGGAATCAATGGAAGCAGCAAGGCAATACTCACGCCAATTCCGTGTAGATTTTGTCGATGCAACGTTGTTGGACTTGGCCAACCAGATTTCTACCAAACTAGACCTTACTCCGTCGGTTCATGTAGCAACCTACGACACAAGAGATTTCCTAATGCTCTATGGCCAAGATGGCCTCAACTTTCACGTTTATGATATGAGAGACCTTTCCTCCACAAACCAGGAACTCTAAAGAATTCTCATGCATTGGTTTGCGTCCGCTTTGGGCCCTTGGAGGCCCGTTCATTTCAGTTCTCTTCAACGGCGGCTGGGTCGTCTGCATAATTTTGCAAAGACCGCTTGCTGCGCAAAGCTGACCTAAGGGGCTGCCAAGGCTGCGGCGAATGACCGGAAGGTCCCGCTTCCCCCAACTTCGAATTACGCCCTGCCCCAACCCAGGCACCCTCCCCTACCTCACTCTTAAGCCATCCCCCTTTCCTACCCGCTCTAGGTGATGTCAGGTTGAAGCTCACCACAAGCAATAAATCCACTTTTTGTGGTTTTTCCCATTGCCTATCCACTTTTTGTGGATTATCTTAATTCTCAAGCAAAGGGAGAACCGAGATGCACGGAACGGCCTTCAAGCACATCGAACTGGAAGACGGCAGCGGTGACTACTTCGAGGGTTCTGCCGAATTCTGCTGGACCGCCAGCCGCGTTGCAGCTGACCGGGAAACCGGCGAGCCCGGCGGCTGGGAGGTATACACGTCCATCGCCTTCGCCCTGGTCGATGACATGCTCTACAGCCGCGACGAGCTGGCTCTGCGCTTCGGAAAGGAAGAGGTCACCCGCATCGAGGCCTACTACGAGGAAGAGGCCTTCCCGGAAGAGCTGAACGACTTCGAGAACATCTACGACGACGAAGACGCCAAGTTCGATCCTGCGGCAATACTCCGCGCCGCCGAACCGTTCCTGGCTATTGCCGCAGAGTGATCGTCATGGAATACAATAAGCCTATAGCAGAACTGGCCCGCCGTATGGCCGCCAGTGCCCCGGCGGGCACAGCTGACAGCCACCGCTCACACGGAACTGCCCGCCGGGAAGAACACGATCCAGCAAACCGGGGCCGCTCTGCGCAAGTCTTTGAGGACTTCAACGGGGGCCAAGAGGATCCGCGGCCCTGGCTGCGGTCCTGGGGCGCGGCAGTGGTGATAGCTGCCTCCCTCGCCCTCCTGGCCCTTTTTCTGGCCAACGCTGCCTGGGCGCATCTGTTCCCGCCCGTTTGCTTTCCCTGAACCTCCCCAGTCGGGCGCCTCCCTGTCCTACGTCCTGGCGCCCTACTCGCCCCCGGCGGCTGCATTGCCGCAACTCTGTGCCGCCGGGGGTCTTTTCCAAAGGAGCGAGACATGAACCAATTTTCACCCGTGAAGCTGCACAACGCAGAGCAAGGCACGGACGAATGGCACCAGCTGCGCTGCGGTGTGCTGACGGCCAGCGTGGTGAGCGAGATCGTGACACCCACGCTCAAGCTGGCGGCAAACGACAAGACCCGCGCCCTGGCCAACAAGATCGCCGTGCAGCGGATCACCGGCATTCCCGAGGAAGATCCGTTCACCTCTGAGAAGATGCTCCGCGGCCATATCGACGAGGAGGTCGCCCGCGACCTCTATTCCCGGAAGTACGCCAGCGTGATCGAGGTGGGTTTCATCACCAATGACCGCTTCCCGCACTTCGGCTACTCGCCTGACGGCCTGGTGGGCGCTGACGGGCTGATCGAGGTCAAGAGTCGCGACCCGCATCTGCACATTGCCAGCATCACCGCCCGGGAGCGCGGCGAAGGCATCCCCAAGGAGTACATGGCCCAGGTGCAGGCAGGACTGCTGCTGTCCGGGCGCGACTGGTGCGACTTCATCAGCTTCTCCCACGGCCTGCCGATGATGGTTCACCGGGTCGAACCCGACGCGGACTATCAGGCAGCCATTGTGAAGGCCGCTGGGGACTTCGAGGAAACCGTGCAGGGCATCATTGCCGACTACCAGGCCGCCACTGCCAACGCCGCCGTCTACACCCCCACTGAACGCATCGACTATGAAGGGATGATCCTGTGACTTCTATTCTGCACACCATCGCCGCCAAGTCCGACCAGCTGAACGCCGAAGACCTGATCGGCGGCGACCGCACCATCCGCGTGACCGCCGTCCGGGTCAACGCCACCGAGGACCAGCCCGTCTGGATCCAGTTCGAAGGCGACAACGGCAAGCCGTTCAAGCCCTGCAAAACCATGCGCCGGCTGCTGATCCGCGTCTGGGGCGACGACAGCGCCGCCTACGTCGGCCGCTCCATGACCCTCTACCTCGACCCGGAGGTGAAATACGGCGGCATGAAGGTCGGCGGCATCCGCATCTCGCAGCTCTCCCACATGGAGGCACCTCAGTCCTTTTTTCTCACTGAGACCCGCGGCCGGAAGAAGCAGCACACGGTCACGCCGCTGGCAGCACCCCAGGGGCAGCAGATGCCCGCAGAGCCGACCGCTGAGGAAATCAACGCCGTCCTGCATGACGCTGAAAAGGCGGCCAAACGCGGCAAGGCTGCTTTCACAACCTGGTGGAACAGCGAGAAGGTCAAAGCGAACGACAATTGGGCGCGCAAAGTCATCAACGGCCTGCTGCCTGGCACCGAGATCAAGCTCGACGCACTGCAGAAGATGGCCGTGCAAGCCGACCTGGCCGCCGCGGAGGATGACGACGCGGTGACCGAGGACGATCCGTTCAGCACTGCGGAGAACGCCGCATAATGGACAAGGCTCCCGATATCCTGCTGATCAAGACACCCGGCGGCCTTGAGCCCTACGGCCGCCACAGCACCCCCATGCTGGAGGATCTGGTGCCCGGTCAAGTCCTGACCGCCAAACCGCGCAAGGGCCGCGGCCTGCCCCGGAACGCCGCGTATTGGGCTGGCCTGCACACCGCCATCGAGCATTGCGACGTCTGGCCCACAACCGAGCGCCTGCATGCCGACCTCAAGAAGTACTGCGGCTATGTCGATGAGTATTTCAGCCCTCTGACCGGGCAATGGGAAGTCCGCGTGCAGTCGACGGCTTTCAGCAAGATGAACGAAAGCGAGTTCGCCCAGTACTTCCGCAAGGCGCAGCTGCGGTTCATTTCAGAGATGGGCTTTGACCCCTGGCTGCAGGTGGCGAAATGAACATCATGAACAAGCCGCCGCTGGGGTTGAAGCAGCCGAAGGCTCGGGACAACCCAAAATACTTGCGCGAAGTCCGCGCCCTACCCTGCTGTATTTGCGAAGCTTTCGGGTTCACCCAGCTTTCGCCGACCACAGCGCATCACCCGATCTGCGAGCGACACGGCAACGAGCGCGTACCGGATCACGAGGCTATCCCGCTTTGCGACGGCCACCACCAGGGCGACTTCGACACGTCCAAGATTGCCATCCACCGCGACCGCGCCCTCTGGGTGGAGTGGTACGGCTCAGACCGCGACTGGATCGCCGCCACACAAGACCGCATCCGCACTGCGCCCTGACAGCAACCGGGCACCCGAACCAGCATGAAGCAGCCGCACTCCGCGTCCTGCCTGACACCCGCCAGACCTGGTTCACTCCCTTATGCAAACTCACGCCCGGTTGCTTTCAAGACGCAGTTACTAGATGGCCGGTGCATTTAACTCGCACGTGCCGCACTACAGGAGGTGAAATAGATGGGAAAGCATGAGCCGGCTGCCTTCAAGGAGGCCAATGCAGCTGCTTACCTGGATCTGTCTGTATCGCGCTTTCGTAAACTTGTGAGCTGCGGAGCTTTGCCGCGGCCAGTTCGGCTAGCAGATGGTGTGGAACGCTGGCGTACGGATGATCTGCGGGCCATTCTCAGCGGTGACGCTGCACGCCCTGCCGAGGACTTTGAACTTTGAAGAAGCCTGCCAAACCCCGGATCAGAAAGCCAAACCTGGCTTGGAAGTGGAGCAAGGGTCAAGGGGCCTGGGAGCCCTATCACCGTGTCACGTGGACCGAGGGCGGTAAGCGCAAGGAGAAGGCAATCAAGCTCGACTGGAAGGGTAACGCCGAGCGCTTGGACGCCCTCTATTGGGAGTGCCGCTCAGGGAACCACGACCAACAGAAGGAGCCAGCAAAGTACACTTGGCGCAAGCTGATTGTTGCCTGGCGCAAAGATCCCCGCATTCAAGGCGACCTGGCCGAAAGCACAAAGCGGACCTACCGGCGCGATATGGACCGGATCCTGGAAAAGAATGCAGACAAAGACGTGCGCCGCACCACACGGCAGGCCGTCCGCGCCGCGCATGACAAGCTGGCGGATACTCCCCGCAAGGCTGACAAATACCTACAGACGATCCGACTGCTCTGGAACTACGGACAGAAGGAGCTTGATTGGCCTCTCAGCGAGAACCCGGCGTCCGGCATCCGTATGTTTGGCCGGCAACGAGAGTATGAGCCTTGGCCGGAATGGTTGATCAACAAGCTTAAGGACGCACCGCAATCCGTTAGAACCGCAGCAGAATTGATCCTTGGTACCGGCCAAAGGCCGAACGCTGCGATCAAGATGCGCCGGGACCAGTTCCGCGCTGAATGGATGGAGGTTCTGGACGAAAAAGCCGGTGAATCTTTCGAAACCTACTGCCCAGAAGACCTACGCCGCTACATCGATGCCTTGCCGAACACCGGGCGGCATGTCCTGGCAAAAAACCTCTCTCAGCCCTTGGGCTACGACTCTGTTGAAAAGGCCTTCCGCACCTGGCGGAACGGGCTTGGCGATAAGGCAAAGCCATTCGTTCTGCATGGTCTTCGCAAGCTGGCGATTGTTCGCCTCGCAGAGGCTGGCTGCAGTGACGCTGAAATTCAGGCCGTGACCGGACAAAGCGCCGAGATGGTAGCCTATTATCGCAAGCGCGCCAGTCGTAAAGCGCTGTCTCGGGCGGCTCAGAAGCGCCGATCCTAA